TAAGGAGCAAAATCTAGTTTAATGGATAATAATTTTCACGAAGTTTACAACGATGTTGAGAAAGCTATTGACTATGCCTTCAATGGTCAGTTTGTTCTGAAGTTTTATGATTACTTAAAAGTTCGTAGAACTAAGAGAGTTGAAGTTGAAGAGTTTATTCAAAGTGCAACTGCAAGTGAACTAAACAATCTGATAATGGATCTCGATGATTATCTTGAAGGTGGTTCTGATGAAATTCATAAACAACTTCGTGAGGGTTATGGACATATTCCAAAACCTCAAGCAAGAAAAATCAGAAATTACTTGTATGGTATCTTAGAGGATGCATGGAAATATAGTCATGACAAAAGACCTGGACGGCGAAAAAAGCAAACTAAATAAAAACGAACCCCAAATTAATAGGGGTGTTGAGTTATTACTACGCAATAGGAGGAGAAGATCAGAAAGGCCAAAAACTTTTCAAGTGAAGTTTGGTAAGATGATCTCTCTCTTCCACAGAGAGTTTCATTTCTTTATCGATTTTCATTTTGATATAAGGAAAAAATAAATTCTCTGGAGAAAAAAGATGTTAGCAGTAACTCTAACCATAGGAACATTAGTTTCGATTATGTTCTTTTTTGTAGGAGGAGTAGTAGGATGGTTGGCAAAAGAACACTTCTACCAAACTCAACCAGTGTATACACACCCAGAGATGTTTGATTCAAATGGGAATGTAATACCCGACGAAATTTTAGCTGTGAGATTTGAAAACGATTATGACTACGACGAAGACGAGGAAGACGACTGAGAAACCAATCGAAACACTTCCTACAAATCCATTTGTTTTTGAAATTTTAGAACTTGCTTCAAAGCAAAGAACGAATTCAAAAAAAGTTGAAGTTCTAAAAACCTATGAACACGATTCACTCAAATCAATTTTGATTTGGAATTTTGATGAAACTGTGATCAGCCTTCTTCCAGAAGGAGATGTTCCTTATGCAGATGCTGGAGATCAAACAGTTTATTCTGGAACTCTTTCTGAAAATATTCAGAGGGAAGCATCTGGTGGTGCATCAGCAACAGGACAAGATCTAGATGGTAGAGGTCGCACATCTCTTCGTAAGGAGTATCAAAACCTTTATCATTATGTCAAAGGAGGAAACGATTCACTCTCTACCATCCGTAGAGAAATGATGTTTATCAATCTTCTTCGTGGTCTTCATCCAAAAGAAGCAGAATTGTTAATCTTTACAAAAGATAAGCGTCTTTCTGATAAATACAAAATCACTTTGGAAAATGTTAAGGAGGCATATCCCGACATTCAGTGGGGTGGCCGTTCATGACAGTCACAGTAAGCACGGAGAAAGATATGGCGGATTATGCAAAAGAAGAAGTAAGCATTCTTCCCAGTAATTATGGATGCGATATCCTACTCCAAGATATAACTCTTGATCAAGCAAAAGACTCTTCTTTTCCAAATGATGCCTATCTGATTTGGTATAATAATGATGGCAAACAGCATCTAGATTTGGTGAGAGGGACTAGAGTTCGTATTTTTGATATGTACTATGATAAGTATGGTCCTGGTGTGGTTGAAAAAATTGATTTTGGGTATGGAAGAATCAATCCCAAACTCTGGGGATACAAACAATCAGATAAAAAGAAAAAAAGATGAGTGAAGGATTTAGTGAAGAGAAAATAGAAGTCGCTATTTACAAAGATGAAGTAAAAAAACTTCTAAAGAAATATAAGAAAATTAAAAAATATCAGAGATCATCTATTTTTGAAGTTAAAACTATGAATGGGACTGAAACATATGTGAGTCAATTGATTAAAGAAGCAGAGGGAAATGGGGAAACACTATCTACTTAATTTGTATGGATGTTCATTCGTTCTATTGGATGATGAACGTTGCCTTATAGATTTACTGGAAAGCGCGGCAATAGCAAGTGGTGCTACTGTGGTTCAAACAATTTCAAAAAAGTTTGAACCACAAGGAGTTACAGTAATTTGTTTACTGTCGGAAAGTCATATAAGCATTCACACTTGGCCCGAAGAAGGTAAAGCAGCAGTAGATGTTTATACCTGTGGAGATTGTAATCCCAAAATTGGATGTGACATGATCATTCATCAACTTTATGCTCAGAACCATACTCTGAGTTATATTGAGCGTTAACTAAATATACTATATCTGGAGAAGTATATGCTCTCTACTCAATACCGTCTTCGTCTTGAAGCAATCTGTGAGCGAATTGCAAAAGGCGAATCTGTAGAGTTAAGTGATATGATATGGGCAGAAAAATTAGCAAAAGCAAATCGTTCAGCGGCAACTCTTTTAAGACAAGCAAGACGCCGTGCAGCTAATCCTAATATGCAAGAAGGTAGTCTTGATGATTTTATGAATGCTTTGGATCTAGGTGATCCAGACCCATCAAATCATCGAACAGGATTTAATGGTGCAGATGATATAATTGATTTCTTTTCTGGAGATAAACCAGATGATTGGAGACAGAGAGATTAAAAATTGTATCACATTTTACAAAACTAGTTGCCTATATAGAGCAACAGGTTTATAATAACCTTACGTTCATCCAGGTAACTGGACGCAAGTAGGACGGCGGAACGGGACGTTCATTCGCTATTCGCAAATAGCGAACGCAAACCGCCCGAAGGAACGGGGCCTAAAAATCTCATTCTGGAGGAAATCCTAATGTCTAAAGTAGTTTATCGTGGTGTAGAGTATGATACCCAGAAGCGTCTGGAGTATCAACAACAGATGATGCAGCAGCCCCAACAATACAACGAAACCTATCGTGGTGTTAAGTTTGTAAAGGAGGGTCACAAATGAAAAAACTCAACGTACTTCAACTTATTAAAGAGCAGAAGCAAAAAGAACAACGTCGTCATCAAGCACTGCTTGTAAATGCAGGAGCAGGAAAATGATTGCTACGATTGCCGCTATCACTGGGGCATCAACAGCATTCATTTTTTTGATCTATCTAGAAGTTCTATTGCTGAGTAAATGAATTTTAAGAGAGGGTTGACTCCCTCTCTTTTTTTATGTATAATTAGCTTTGTCAGCGTTCATATGAATGGATAAAGAGAAGCTTAAGTTAATTGTCAGAAACCTTGAGTCTCTGGTAGAATGTCTAAAGTCAGAGATTTATTCTGATACAGAAGCATACAAAACTAGTTACGAAGAAGTAGCACCTTATCTAACAGATTACGACGAAGTATTTTATGATGGAGACGATGATGGATATCCCGACTGAATTTGAGTTTATGAAACCAGAAGTAAAACTCATCAGTGTTACTCCTGACGCAGAAAAGCACATGGCATATTGTGCTCGCGTAAGTAACCCTGATAATCAGGAGAATGAAAAGTTCTCTGGTCTCCTTAAGTATTGTATTCAACATCAACACTGGAGCATCTTTGAGCAAGCAACCATGACTGTAGAGATTAATACTACTCGTGGTATTGCGGCCCAAATTCTTCGACATAGGTCATTTACATATCAAGAATTTTCACAACGATATGCTGATGCAAATCTTCTAAACAATACTATTCCTCTTCCTGAACTACGTCGTCAGGATACTAAGAATCGTCAGAATAGTATTGATGATATGCCTGATTATCTCAAACTGACTTTGCTTGAGGATATCCGCGTTCATTTTGAGCAGGGTCTACGCCTCTACAACCGTCTTCTAGAGAAGGGAGTAGCAAAGGAGTGTGCAAGGTTTGTACTACCCTTAGCGACCCCTACAAGACTCTATATGACTGGTTCTGTAAGGTCATGGATACACTACATTGATCTGCGTTCTGCACACGGTACACAGAAGGAACATATGGAGATTGCAGAACTTATTCGTTGTATCTTTACTTGTCAGTTCCCTGCAGTATCTGAAGCACTTGGATGGACTCGTGAAGGATGTGCTGAGTGTAATGATGCACCTTCCATCACCATTGAATAAATATCTGCATATAGAATGGAGGTTTAAATTGCCAACGTATCCTGTAGTTAATAAAGAAACTGGTGAACAGAAAGAAGTGACAATGAGTGTCCTTGATTGGGATCAATGGAAACAAGACAATCCACAATGGGAAAGAGATTGGTCTGATCCATCAACTTGTCCTTCATCAGCAGAAGTCGGTGAAGTTTATGACCGACTTCGTAAAACTCATCCTGGATGGAATGATGTCCTTCACAAAGCATCAAAAGCACCAGGTTCAAAAGTAAAACCAGTTTGATCTAATATGCCTGCTAAGAAAAGAAATATTCCACAGAATCCTGTTCCTTTTGGAATGAGTAATCGTCAAATGAAGAGGAAGAAACCAATTAATCTTGATTTAATGAGGAC